TTGTCATTCAGTGACGGATCGTCTTCTGGAGTAACAATAGATTCACTAACCTCAAGACCAATTCTATAAGAAGGGTTATTGCTATATTGCTCAAGGATCAGGTTTGCTGATTGGACATCAACAAAGTGACCTCTAATAAAGTACACACCATTATTGATGTATGCAGCAGATGCAACTGCAGTAGAATCAACAGGAAGAAGTTGTGCAAATGGAGATCCAATCTCAATCAGAGTTGTGCCAAACGTAATTTCATTTTCAGCAAGCAACTGCTCGTTAGGTTGGAAACCTTTAATAGTAGTGTCAGAAACTGTATCACCAGATTCAATATACTTAACGTATAGAGTAACGTAACCACGCTCAGATTCTGCAGCAGAGATCGAATACAAGACCTTCGCCTTCACACCAGTCGTGATGCCCTCAATGATCTGACCGTGAAGTTGAGTCCTGTAGGTTTCGACATCGACACCCAGGAAGGATTGTTGCAGGATGATTGCCTGCACATTCAGGTCATAACCCACCTGACCAGGGATAACCATTGCACCTTCTTTGAAGAAGTGTTGACCAATGGATTCAATCTGATTCTGCAGAATCGATTGCAGAGTCGTTAATTCACGCGCCTGAATAGGAAACCCAGGACGGAAAAGCACTCGGTAGAAATTCTTGTCCTTATCGAAGTCGTCAAAATAAGGAGCAATATTTAGATTAGTATTCTGGGGCATCGGTTAGAACTCTACTACGATCTTAATGTCTTCGATTTGGTCACCAGCACGAGTAATCGCGCCTCTATTATCTATGTAAATAACCCGACCTGAGTTTGGCTCAACCTCTGGTTTTGCATAACCGTTGGTGAAAGACATACCCAAGTCATACTCAGTGTTATTGATAACACGAGTAGAGGATCCTGACACGATAGGGAAGTTAATGTCAGGGTCAGCAGATGCACCAGATGTTGCACCCACAACAGGGTTACCACCCTCAAACTCAATCAAACTACCAGTGAATTCAGGGAAGACACCATCGATTCTATTCTGGTAATACTTAAGCACTTTGGTTGTGCTATTCCATGAGATCACACGTCCACGAGCAGTCACTTGCTGACCACCAATCGTGCGGGATTGTGTGATAATTTCGTCAGTTGCAAAGTTACCTGTAAAGGTAGGAGCAAAGATCACTGACTTTGTAGCAGACAGAGTAAGGTCTGCTGCCAATTCTGTTGTACCGTATTTGTTAGGATTGATCACCAAACCAATACGACGGTAATCGTTATCAGTTGGGAAGTCACCGCTACCTTCAGCGTAGGTAAACTTGGTGTTGATCATGACTCGATATCCACCCATCTCAGTGCCAGGTTCTGCACCGTGACCAGTGGTAGGAGGAATAATCACCTCAACGGTGCCGCCTGATCCTGCACCTGCACCGATACCGTTGACTTCATCGATGATGACTTTACCGAAGGTGTATCCTGATCCACCTGACGTAACAGTGGCAGACACAATGCGCCCACCATCAACAACAAGCGAAACACGCCCGCCAACGCCATCACCTTTAATGGGGACATTTTCATAAGTGCCATTGTTATAACCTGCACCAGACGAAGAAATAATAACAGTATCGATCTCACCACCGATTGCATCGGACACCACAGCGGTGTCTTCCAGCACAGGCATGTATTCGTTGGAGAAGAATTTAAGGACTAAACCAACAGGAATCGTATACATATACTTCCAACGGTAACCATCAGCAGTTGTGATAATGCTAGTGGAGGTGCCAGTAGGCTCAACAGTAGAAGGTTTACCGTTAGGATCAGAAGGAGATGTGCCGTTGTAAATGCACTTGTAGACCTGATAGGACGAGTTAACAACGTAGAAATCTGCGTCGTAAAGTTTCGTAGCACCCGAAGATGCCGTTTTGGTTGCGCTGTAATCATGGCGATACATATCATAAACATAACCCAGACCACCAGTGGTTTGCTCTGGGGGAATCCAGTCAGTACGACGAATGACTTGGATAGTGTCATTTGCAAGGACACGCTTCATGGAGATCATGTCAGCGAAGTCATCACTAAACTCTTGGAATGAGTCCACTGGGTCGGGCGCTGCATTCTCATTGTCCCAAGGTTGGGGACGACCGATGAAAACGTACAGACGGTCACGACTACTTCCAGCTTCGTTGTCAGACTGAGCGGGATCGGGACCCTGCAAAGACTTGATCAGTCGGCTGGCAGTAAAAATTCTAAATTGGTCGGTTAGTAGCGCCATTTGTTACCAATTATCCTATAGATTTATTTATGGGGTTAATACTCGCCCTCATTTCTGAGGAAGTTGTTATACTCCACGGCGATGATTCTTGCCTGAGCACCAGAGGAGTTTCCGTTAAGTTGCTCACCAGGAGTAAACTTATAAGTCGGGTCATTATCTTGGAGTGACTTAACATCTAGATAGAATTGACCTGCTTTAGGTCCAAGTCTTCTATTTGTAGTTGTTGCTGCAATACCAGATGTTTGTCCAGTGACTATTTCTTCGCCACCAGCTCCAGGGACATTAAACAGAGATGCAGTAATGTATTCAATAGTAATAGTTGCAGTAGAGATGTGAGCATCTCCATCACCCAAAGCACCTGCAGACTGGATAGTAGCAACTAACTGGTTAGGACTACCATCATAGATCTGATCACCAATCTGGAAGAGCGTGGTGTTGGTGCCACCTAATTCTTCCTCAATACCATATTTAGACGAGGCGATGCCCCCATCTAGATTGATCTGGTTTTCATAATCAGTGCCAGTGTTGATAACATCAGGAATGCCATCTCCAAACTGCTGCACACCACCAGCATCTATAAACTCTTCATCATCATCTTCAAACCTTCTGTTTTGAATGAGTGACAAAGGACTGGTAAATGCAACGATGTCTTCACCTTCCACTTCTATCAAAGTATGTGGTGCAACACCAGTACCTGAGGATGCTGATGTGCCTGCAAAGAATGCAATAATTTTAGACTTCTCATTTGATCTACCAGCATCAATAAATGCCAGCTCATCAACCTCGAAGGTTAGATAAAGTGCTCTCTCAGTAGGATCCCAGTCATAGACAATAGCAACTCTGTTAGATGCAGATTCAACAACACGTCTTACTTTGTCAGTAACCTGGAAAGCATAAAGTGTATCTCCACTGTTGGGATCATTCTGTAAAGTGTCAAGGATAACCTTCTGGTCAAAACGGAAGTTTGTGCCTCGGTCACATCCAGTAAATGATGTAGCAGTTTTACCTGTATATCTGACAACCCCTCTACCGAGAAGGACTTTACCAGATCCAGGATAAGGTGCAGTTGATTCGACGTTAATAGTCTCAGCACCTGTGGTCACATCAGTCAGAATACCTGACAAATTGTAAATAACAGAGTTTAGAGACTGTCTATTTCTTGCAGTCTTAATCAGGTTTGTATCTCTAGTAAAGATAACCTGTGGAGCGTTAACATAACCATCACCACCTGTTAGCAGGTCGATAGTTGTGATAGCACCAAGATCGATATATGCCTGAGCACTAGCACCAGATCCACCACCACCAATGATTTGAATCAGAGGGGGATCTTCAAAGAATTCACCAGAATTGGTGAGTGTAATTGCAGTAACTTTACCGAATGGATTGACGCCAGCAACACCAGTTGCACCACCTCCACCACCACCTGAGATGATGATGTTAACGTCTTCTTCTGTATAGTTTCTACCAAACTCTTCAATAGCAAGACCTGTAACCAGACCTGTGATAGGCACCAATTCAGATCCAGATCCACCGCCACCTTTAATCTCTGCAGTTGCAGCAAAATACTCATCACCAAACTGTGTCATCTGAATGAAGTCGATGCCACCGTCCTGCTTTAGGAAGATCTTACCGTCTGCAGGGACAGATGCACCATCATCTTGAATCTCTAAACGCAAAGGATCATATCCTTCACCTGGGTCTAAAACCTCAACAGCAGTAATCTCTCCCGTTGCACCTTCAATAACTGGTCTAAGCACAGCATCCCTAATAGGTGTGCCACAGTTTTCAATACGGAGTCTAGGAGGATCAGCAGCGTCATACCCGCTACCTCCAGCAGTAACATAAACCTCTCTTACCCCGAATATACTATTGAATACGGGAAAGATTGCGGCACCAGATCCAGGGACTGTTCTTGGCATTAGACAACTACGAGATTACCGACCATTCCGCCATGGATGGTGCATTGATAGACATATGTTGTGCCTGCTGCCAGAGACATAGGCACGGTCCAGTATTGGACACCAGTTTGAGATCCACTTACACCAGCAGTTACAGCAGATCCACCATTCGTCTGTCTCAGAGCAAATGGGTGACCACCGCCAGTGGTGTTATTAAATCTGTAAGTGAATCCACGATAGACATAGATTGTTGGGTTACCGCTACCAGTCCAACCACCGTTACTGAAGTTATAACCAGTACCTGTGCTTCCAGAAATCTCAAAACCAACTGCAGGAGTTGAAACTGCTTCCAACTCTCCACTTGAATTGGTAATGAAATTCTGATTTTCCGACAGGGTTGTGCCACTGGTGAGATACAACTCAGCAACAATACTAAGTGTGCTGCCAGAGACAGATGTAGTAATACCATTTCCACCAGCAATAGTTGCTGATGCTTCTGTAGATCCAGCAGTAATTGTGCCACTGTCTCCGTTGATTGCACCAAAGATATTTTGATCAGCATTAGGTGAGCTGTTTGTGATCGTCAGATTATCACCAGAAACAGCAGTGGTGATCCCAGTGCCACCGATAAAGTTAATAGTAGTAGTAGCAGAATTAGCCGTCTTCGACCCCGAGTCAGAGCCGATAACAGAGAAGAGGTTTTGATCTGCATCTCCCAACGTCCCCGTCATGTTGATTGTTAAGGTATCTCCAGCAATAGATGTGGAGATGTTAGTGCCACCAGCAATAGTAAGCACGTCAGTAGGAGCACTCGCAGTAGTAGACCCCGTATCAGCATTGATTCCCTCAAACAAATTCTGTGTAGTTGCACCGCCACCGCCAGACGCTGTAGCATCATTGTCTGGATACCAGTTGCTGTTAGCAGCAGACCACTTAAGGACTTGACCATCAGAAGGACCACCGCCGACAGTCATGTCAACGTCAGCCATCTCTCCAATAGAAGAAGTTGCGTCGATAAGTTGAATCCAAGATCCATGTGCAAAATATCCATGTCCTGTGTCATGGACATGAGCAAACATACCGTGGTGTGTTGCCACATCAGGTAGGTCAGTTAAGAGAGGATATGGAGCAGACCACTTAAGAAATCCGTCATCACCATCAACATATGCTAGTGCGCTTCCAGCACCACCTTTCCAGAATTTAATATCACCTGTACCTCCAGGCATGATATTAACGTCTTCATTTGTGTCTGAAACAATCTTATGCGTCTTGACGTTAAGATCTGCACTCAGTTGATCGACATGTCCCTCAGCAAATTGAGATCCATTCCATTTCAGCACCTGTCCAGCGGCAGGCGTGCCGACATTCACCAACAAGTTGGTGTCATTGCCAAGAGCGGTATAGATTTCGTCAATAACGCTATTCAGTTTGATAGCACCATCTCTGAGACTATCACCTGTCCCGTCGTTTGCTGACGATCCAATACTAAGATTCTGCTTTGCCATGGTTGGTAGATTTCTACAGTGTTATTTAGGTGCCATCGAAGGTTTGTGCCGTAGAGTCAAGAGTACTCTGCGTGCTATCGAATCTATTAGCGGTAGATCCGCTACCACCACCAGATCCAGTAACAGTTAGCACTGCTGCATTGGAATCGAGAGGTGAGTTTTCTGCTAATGTTGAAGATCCTAAAGGTCCGATAATACGACAACGGAATCTATATCCCGTCATGTATGCAAGGGTGCTAAGAGTGTAGGAGTTTGTGGTTGCTCCTGTAATAGCAGCGAATGCGAAACCGCCATCTGTGGATCGATACCACTGATAAGCAATAGGTCCGTTTTCTGGAGTGATCTCTGCCTGCACAGTAAACGTTGCAGTCTCTCCAGGGTTTGTTGTTGCATTCTGTGGTTGTGCTGTAAACACAAGAGTTGGCACAACAGGACCAGTGCCGCCACCGCCACCGCCACCAGGATCGGATGCAGGTGCTTGTAATGTAAAGTTTGTATTGATATTCTCCCTAGTGGAAGATCCAATCATGTATGGAAACTCAGGGACATCAATATCATCTGGGTCTACAGATAAGAAATATGCATAGGTGCCATTCTGAAATTCTGGCGTAATGCAAAATCTACCGTTATGGATGTCTAGGTCACCCGTCGCCTCAACATACTCCCAGTCCTCCACCAGAGCGCCTGCAGGGGGGTTTTGGATGGTATTACCATAGTCAGGTCTACCTGCTGCCTCAACTGATAAAGTTGAGTAGGAGGACTTCATAACTCTAGGGCTGCTCAGATTATCCCAAGGTGAATCGTAAGCATAAGGTCCATAGATGGGGAATCCATCAAATGCAATACCGACGATCTTTGAATGACCGTCAGGGTGTCTCAAGTTATCGCCGTTATATTGTGTAGTGCCATAGTAATCATTGTATCCTGCCATCGCTGACCCAGCACGCCAGCAATCTAGGAAGTGTGTGTCATGGTAGTGATACTGACCATTCTGCTCAGGATGTCCACCACATTCATCATCACCAAAGTCCACAGGGGATTGTGGGTAGTGGGCATTCCAACTGAATCCTACTGGCGGGTTGCCACCATTACCCGCAGAAGGGTTAAACAAAGCAACGCCGTTAGCGGCAATGCCAATAGTGCCAAGCGGAGTTGCACTTCTCCCATTTCGTTGATCATAGTACTCGTAAGTGCCAGTGGTTAGAGACTCTTGGTCTCTCATGATGAGGTCAAGTCTGTCAGATGTTGCCAACCAACACTCGTCTTCAATAGATGTAAAAGTAGTGCCCTTATAAAGGAATACCCTTTTAATACCATCACTGAAGGTAAACATAAGTCTGTCACCCACCTGAATCTCATTGTTAAACAATGAGTTATCATTACCAGATATAACGATAGACCTAATGAATCCGTCTTGATTCCAAGTGTTAGTGTCGAATGTACGACTAATACCAAAGGACCCACCACGGTAAGTAAAAGCATGATCGAAATCTTGCTCCGTTACCGTGTTTGGGTTGTTGGCATTAGGAAACGTGCCAAACCCTACAGGAGCGGGGAGTCCATCCGCCGCTACTGTAAGAATGTCAGTGGCATCGTTATAACTTGCAGTTGCCCCCATGGTTTTACTTTTATTTAGATGTCGTCGAAGATTTGATCTGGAGTGAAGTTACTAATCACAGTAGCACCAGTCTGGACCGTGAGGATAGCAGACAGTGAGTAAACAGGTGTAGCACCCGCAGCAGTGATTGCAACTCTGTATTCGTCACCATCGTCTGCCTGAGCGGCATTGTTGGTGTTGTATGTTGCCTGGTTAGCACCGATGATGTTACTCCAAGTCTGAGTGCCATATTCCTTCTTCTGCCACTGGTAGTTGAGTTGCTGACTGTTGGAGACAGTAGCAGCAACCGTGAAGGATGCAGTCTGACCTTGGTTAACTGTCACGTTGACAGGATCTTGAGTGATCGCAATCGTGCCAGGATCGATGGTAACACCACCTTCACCGCCTGCCTCGTCAGCGTTGTAGATATCTCTACCACCATTGACAGGCGTGCCCTCAGGATTAACAAAGTCGTCAGGGACAACGTTGTCAATCTGGACGATTGGATCCAGGTAGGACGTGCCAGGGGTCTTCACGTCAATGCGTGTAATACCCATGAGTGCCTTAATGCGACCGTCGAAACCAGAGGAGGAAATCACGTCCACGTTGGGGCGTGAGGTGTAACCATCACCAGGATTGGTGAGAGTTGCAGTTTCCAACTGACCAGAGCGGATAGTTGCCAGTGCAGCAGCGTTACGACCCTTAACGGATCCTGTGTATTCAAAGGTAATCAGTGAGTTGGAAGATTCGATCAGAGCAACGTCACGAGCGAATTCCTCACCGTCAATCTCAAGTTTGTCACCTGCTTCCACAGGAGGCACAACGGTAGCAGCGATCACGTCAGTATCAGATCCAATGTAGGAGAATCCAACAAAGGTTGATCCTGCGCGAGGCACTTCAGCGAAGATGATTCTAGATCCGACGATCTCGTATGCGACGCCAGGTTCCTGAATGATACCGTTGAGTGAAACGATGATGTTGTTTTCTGGGCGAATCACGTTAGAAGAAACACCCTCAGTCAGAGTCAGAGAGTAGAAGAGACCTTCACGTCTGAGGTTGAAGGACGAGCGCAAGGAGTCAAACTCGAAGCTGATGTCATCCATCTGACGGAGTTTACCAACATAGTAACCAACGAATTCAGATCCAATGTCAGGTGCCTCAGAGAAGTTAATCTTGTCGGAGAATGCAACGTAGGAGTTGTTACCACCAGGAGGTTGCAGGATACCGTTGACGAAGATGAGCATGTGACCAGCAGGATCTGGGAAGTATGCTTCACCGTTACTGATCGTGAGATCAAACTGTGTCTGAGCACCGTCGAAACCACGGAAGTAACGATCAACACGACCCTCAAGCGTGCGTGCCTTGGCAACTGCACCACCCCAACCGTAGTCGGAGATGATTGACATGTTGTCAACAAAAGCACCTTGAGCATTTTCCAACCAGATGGTTGCAGTGATACCCTGCTGATCGATAGCAGCCACGCGCCCGTAGGATGTATATCCAGTGTCCGTATAGGAAGTGACGTTAGCGTAGATGCTTGGGAAGTTAGATCCAAGATCAAGTTTACCGATGTTGTTAGCAGGTTGAGTAACAGCAGAGATGCCTTCGCCAGTGCCCACAGGAATCAAGTTACCGATAAAGAGTCGGTGGACCTGATAGTTAGGATCGTTGCTATCAGTGATATCAAGTCCGTTGATGTATTGCGTGACAGTTGCACGGAATCCAGGATCCTTCAGCGTAGTGCCCTGCAGGAGGACAACCTCATCACCAACACGGAATGTGTCAGCAACGCCCGTGTCAATAATTGCAGGACCAAGCTCCAACTGGTAAACGTTGGTGCCATGGACATACTGGTTAAGTTGAATCTGTGTGCCAGAGAGACCCTTAACTTCAAGGATGTAGTCAGTAACGCTACCGTAGATAACATCACCAGCATCCCAGGCGTCGCCAATGGTCTCAACATCAATCGTGATGCGACCACCGTCATTACCCGTAAGAGATCCAGTCTTGTTAAGGTAAGTGTTAACGTATGCCTCGGTGGCAGAATCTTTGTCAAACAACCAGTCGCCTTGTGCGAATGATCCTCTGTCTACGTTAATCAACATGCGAGAATCGAAGGAGACAACCTCAGCAGTTGTGCCGCTGTCATCACCAACCAGGGTATCGCCTACGTTAATCACGCCCGCGACAGTAATCAGGTTGACGAAGTTTTCGCCAGCATTATCAGTCCTACCTGTCTGCAGAATTCTGCCGTTAATAGCAGGATTTCCGTTAACTCTAACAACTTCACCGTTGATGAAGTTTTCGTAAACACCCAGATTCTGACTGACGTTATTCAACGCATAGCGAGTATAGAGTCTGTTGATTTCTGCCTGGTTGAGCGATACGCTACCGATTTCAGAAGAAGACTCAGAGGTGGTGCCGTAGATGACATCTGCAGGGTTGAATCCACCCTGGATAGGTGTCTGCGAAGGATCTTCAGGGAAGACAGAAGCATTTCTAACAATTCCACTACGTCTAACAACAGAGAAGATTTGTTGACCAGTATTACTGGTGTCAACTTCAATTTTTCTGAATCTACCATCATGCATGTAGTGAGCACCAACCTCAAACCACTGTGGAGTGGCGGTCATCACATACCAGTAACTTTGACCCTGGAATGCCTCGACGGAAGTCTCAGACGCTGGGATATACTGGAGGATATCACCACGACGGAAGGAGTTGGTGCGATAAATTCTAATTCTATATTCAGCGCGGTCGAAACCAACGGGGACGATAGGAGTCAGAGTAACCAGAGCAGGATCGGTGTTGTAGTCATAACCCAACTCATATGTGGTGCTAATGTTAACAGCGTCGCTGCTAGGCACCCAGGTAACACTACCCTCAGTTGGGAATTTAGATGTTTCTAGTGCATACTCAACAGGGTTGATTGAGGAGTCAATAATAAATTCAGATCCTTCACGGTTATAATCCAAGCGACCATTGATACCCAACTGGTAGGTGTTGTAGGCTGCCCAACCAGGATCGTCAGTCAACTGATACAGCACAGACTTGACATACTCACGTACGCGAGTGGTTGCATAAATCAGATGCGTGCGAGACACATCTTGGAATGCAACGAAGTTGCCTTCACCATCAAACCAGTTTTGGACCAGTCTGAATGCACCTGCGTTACCGCCAGTGATCATGTCATATCTGATTGCCTTGACAATATCAGCACAGAAGTCCACCGACATTTCAGTGGTGCCGTAGTATGTCAATGTTGCGTCATATGCTCTCTGTGCAATAGCATCCTTGTTAAAGAGGAGCATATTAGCGATAATCTTGTCGGTATTGAAACCAGCACCAAGAGTATCTGACATAAGGTCAAACAGAGTATCAATAGCAGATTGTGGTCCTTCACATGTGCCTGCTTGATATGCAGTATTTGTATATTGTGATGCTCTAGTTGTCCTGGTGATACCTGACAGAGCGTTAGTATTACTATTTGCTGCCTGCTCGATCGTATCGATATAGATCTCAATCAGAGTATCAATACCAGATGCAACCTCAGCACAAGTTTGATTCCACTCAGCAGCAGAGCTATCGAAGGTCAGAGTGGTATCTCTAACTGCAATTTCAGGCGTATACTTGATAGGCCAGATAGCAGGTAGGGTGCTAGTGCGGTTTTGGACATTGTTAGGATTGCTAATTGCGTCTGTAACCAGTGCCATCAGAGTATCAATCTCAGTAGCAACCACGTTAGACTCCTGACCTGTGTAGGTAGGATCCACCAAACGTGATCTATAGTAAGACATATCACCTGTTGCATATGCCCATGATGCTGTAGGCTCGCCTTGTGGGACAGTGCTGTCAGAAGACATTGTGCCAAAACCACCAGGAGATCCACCTGCCAGCAATCCACCTCCTTCATAAAGACCGACATTCAATCCAGGTGTTTGTGCTTGACCAACTTCGTCGCCATCAATGAAGAGTCTGACACGACCGTTTCCAGCAGAAACTGTGCCACCAATCCTGATTTCCCAAGTGAGCTCATGCTGACCACCATCGAAGTATTGTGAAAGACTACCGATTTGGATATCAAGGAGTGCAAGACCTGCGTCGGAAGCAGTAGATGCACCACCTGAATAGGCGTTAGCACCATTACCAGCACGGAGACGGAGGTATGTGCCGCTGTCTCTGAT